CGCTCGAATTCTCCACAGCGCTTCATAACATGTTGTTTGTGGGGGGGGGCCCCCCCCCCCCCCCCCCCCCCGCAACACAAACGAGATTCGTGGGGGTGGCTTTGCCGCCCCCACACCCCCCACCAAAACATAAGCATTTAGCCGAATTTGGTATTACTGGGGCACAGTATCGCGACGAGTCATCCTTGGCAGCTTATTCTCACGAATGTATAAGTAGCGCGGCGCACGCGCGGCGCACGCGGCCGCCCGCCTAGCTACTCGCTTGAGGCTGTTATCCGGGATGAATGTGCTGGATACTAGCCAAAAGCGAGATGTTTGGGGCTGGCGAAGCCGCCCCCGGACCCCCAGCGCGTAAGTTGTACGGGCAACATACCTGTACCGCTGGCATTTTGTAATGAAACAAATACCACGTCGATCGTAGAGCGAGAAATACCGCAACACAAAGCCCTAGCATTACGCTAGGGCTTGTGCTTGGTGGCCAGTTGTACGGGGTTTTATACGGGGCTTAGGAACAACTAAAATCCGTACCGTGGCGGGCCTGAAGCCGCCAGTGCGTTGAAGAACGGTAGCTCAGCGGTGGCGAGGCGCAGTCGCTCCGTGGCTGCGATCATCTCGGGAACATCAGGGTCGTAGTCGGGCACATCCCACATGTCGATCAGCACCCGCGCCCGCGCCAGCTCGTCGACCGGCAAGAGGCTCAGCGCCTTCTCGGCAGTGAGCGTGATGGCGTCGGTCAGTGGGCTCACGTAGCGACCCAAGACGTCGTGTTTTTCGTCACGCAGGTTGACCAGCGGCCACAGGTGGAACTCGAAATACACCATGAACGCGATCTCCACGGCGTTCTCGGGCAAATCGCGGCGGCGCAGTTCGTCGTGGATGGCCATGGCCAATTTGGTCGTGTCATCGAGCTTCATCATGAGTGGTTTGTTCCCTTCACGTGGTAGGTTCTGGCGCCAGCACAATCGCTGGCGCCCTATTGATTCACGCCGATTATGCGGCGCGGCGCTGGGTTTCGTGTTCAATTTCGCGGCGGTTCAATCGGTTGTCGACGTCATTCCTGAGCATGTACAACCGCAGTGCGAGCGTGGCCGTGAGCGAGAGCTTGACGCGATCGATGGTCAACTGCCCCTGGTCGTCGAGCGTGAACGTGTGGCCGTCGAGTGTTTCGATGATGGTGGCCATTGGGCTGTGCCTTTCTAAGATGGTGGCAGGCGACGCCCAGCATCATCGCCTGCCTGGTTGGGTTGTGATGTCTTATGCCGCGGCCTGCAGCGGTACGATACTCAGGTAGGTTTGGACGAACAGTCTCTCATCGTCGATGATTGCGGCGAACCGCAGCCGGTCGTTCATGTGCCACGTCTCGCGCCGCTGTGGGCCAGGCAAGCCGATGCGATTGAGCATCGCCAGCACCGCCTGACTTCGGGTGCGGTCGGCGTCCCAAGCGCACTGCCGATACGTCCATGTCGGGTTCGCGACCGCACGGCTCATAATCATCGGCAGGTGCCAGTATCGGGCGGGGTGTATGAACATAACGGCTTCGTCGGGCAGCGGCTGGTTGAGCGCCTTGCGGGCGCACCTCGGGCACACAGTGTGCGGCCGGCGCCGTCGATCGAAGTCGACCACGGCTGGCCGGTAGCAGTGCGGGCAGTGCGCCCGGTAGGCCAAATTCCGCGTCGACACGTGTACTTCGTGCTTGTCGTCGAACATCACCAGCGTCGTGTGACGCGACCGCGGGTCCAACACGATTGCCGAGATCTGCGGCGGCGGCGCCAGCATCCTGAAGCTAGTCGGCATGTAAAAGACGGCCTCGCCGCGCCAAAACGGCGACTCGGTGGCTGGTTCTAGCGTATTCATCAGTTCTCTCTTTCGGGTTATGTTGAGTGAAGTCAGTCGGCGCGGCGCCCAGCAACACCGCGCCAGTCGAGCAGCCGTTCTACGCGGCCATGCGGTGGTTGTCGATCTTCGTGATGGCGTCCAGCGCGCGGTCCCAATCGTTGCCGTTGCTGTAGAGCAGGTTCAGCACGCGCTGGGTCTGGAATAGGCCGTGGACGTCCTCGTAGCGCGCAGCCTTGATGCTGTCGTTCCAGCTGAGCCCGAAGGTGCCGCAGAATAGCTCGCAGGCCCGCTCGGCGATGGTCTCCTCGGTCCCGTTTGTGGTAAAATCGCTCGTGAGCATTGGGGGGTGCCTCCCTTGTGCTTGCGCGCCGTGAGTGTTCGTAGCACTTGCGGCGCTTTCTATTTGACTTGACATTATTTTACATCAGTTTACACCAGTTGTCAATAGCCAATTTTACACTGGTTTACTTCAATGTGTAGAATTTGACAAATAATGTAAATATATGTAAAATTGCAGTAGTGATGAACCCGATGAATGAGGTGTACCTTGGACGAGAAATTCTTCACCATTGAGGAGCTGGCCGCGCACTTCAAGGTGACGCGCCAGACCATCCAGAACTGGATTCGCACCGGCAAGCTCGAGTCGATTAAGCTCGGCCGGTCGCGACGTATCCCCAGCTCGGCAGTCGAGAAGATGGTTGCCGAGAGCAAGCAAGCGTCAAGCCCCGATCGCCCCTAGCGCCAAGCAAACAGCCGGCCGGTACGTACCGACCGGCTGTCCTGCGCTCCTCACTTCTTCCGAGCGACGCGCTCAATCGCAGCGCGCTTGTCGGCTTCGTTGACATGTGTGTAGGTGATCTCGTTCACGACTATGCTGCCATGTCCCAGTATCGCGGCACGGGTTTTTGCGCCGACACCAGCGTCCTTGAGGCGCTGGTTTGCGCTGTGCCGCAGATCGTGAATGCGAAACCTGCCGACAAACCTCTGTCGCGGCTTTCCGCTGGCATCAGTCACCGTCTTGTATCGACCAAAGCCCGCCACCTCGCCGTGGCGCTTCGTGAGCAATTCCAGAATGCGGCGAAACGTACGCTGCAAGTTCGCAGGGTCCATCGGGGTTCCCGTTGACTCGTAGCAGAACATGAGGTCGTTGTCAGCCGGCCAGCGCTCGCGATAGCGATTGCGTGACTCCAGCCAGCGCTCGCGATGAAAATCGATCAAATCGACAAGGTCATCGGGCAGCGGTATGGTTCGCCAGGCCGCGGCATTTTTGGGTTCGGAGAGGTGTTTAGCGGAGGCGAGCATGGTGATCTGCTGCCGAACTCGAATGGTTCTGGCGCCGGAATCGTAGTCCTGCCAACGCAGGCCCAGCAGCTCGCCACGCCGCATACCCGTGTACACGGCGAGATAGAACAGCGCTTCAAGCCATTCGCCGCGCTCGGTAATCAAACCCAAGAACTGCTCAATCTGTTGGTCGTTCATCGGTCTTCCTACTCCTATTCGCAATTCGCCGTCTTCGTCGTGCCGCACGGTCTTCACGCGCGGGGGTTTGAGAGAGGCGAACGGGTTGTACGTGATCGTTTTTTCTTCGACCGCAAGATCGAGCACTCGCTGGATGAGGCTCAGCGCTTGACCAATCACGGCACGCGACCAGGGCTTGCCGGTTTGGGGGCGAACGTGTTCGACTGCGGCGTTCAGCCATGCGCGGCCAACACGCAGAGTCAACACATCGACGTCGACCGGATAGTCGCCAAGCGTCGGCAACACGTAGGTGTAGAGCCGCATCCGATAGTTTCCCAGCGTGGTTAGCTTGTCGGTGTCGTTCACTACCACAGTCGTTAGCCACCGTTCGGCAAGCTCGCTAAGCGTCTCGACCGCGCTGCCGACCGGCAGTCGATCCGCCAGTTTCTGCTTCAGAGTTTCAAATCGAGCTTTGGCCCGAGCTTCGTCTTTACTGCTGACTTCGTACCGTTTGCCGTCGACTTCGATCCGCCAGTGGTGCCGCCCCGTTTTCGCGTTAAACCAGTGCCCTTTTGGCTTTTCGGTTGGCTTCTTTTTTCGTGGCACGCGCCATCTCCTCGTGCGTATGATTCGATTGAGAACAACGTGACGCGCAAGCCCTTGCCGCGCTCGACGGTCTTGAGCTTGCCGTCGTGTATGAGCTCGCGTACCTTGGTCTTGCCGTAGTTGAGTATCTTGCAGACCTCTTCGATCGTGAACAGCAGTTGCTCCATGCGGTGTTCCTTTGATGTAGACTGGCTTGTGAGACCCTAACCAGATCCTCGTGAGACCCTAACCAGACCCTCGTGAGACCCTGGTCAGGGTCTGGGCAGACCCTCATGAGACCCTGACCAGACCCTCTCCAGCTCGTCCTGATGCGCTACGGCATTTTGCAGTGTGTCTTGTGGCCGTTCAGTGTCGCGGCCGGATTGCCGCCCGCCTTGACCACCAGCATGCGGTGGCAGTTCGGGCACTCCACCTCTGTGCCGGCCTCAGCGACCGCCTGAGCGGCTTTGCTGGCCATGCGATGGAGCAGCAAGCCGTAGAAGAAGCCCAGCACGGCCAGCGGTACGCCGTGCGTAACGGCTTCTGGTGTGATGTCGCTGTAGTGTCCGCCTGCGAAGAACAGCACGCTCGACAGCGCGCTGCACACGACGGCGAACAGATTGACCAGAAACCACAGCAGCGTGGTTACCTGGTCCTTCACGTCGCTCTGCTGATCGGCCAGCGCGATGGCGCCGATGTAGGCACTCTCGAACGCCGCGCCAGCGAACCAGTTGAACGGCCACGGCAGGTGCTCACTGGCGAATGCGCCGACGCCGTAGGCGCTCGGCAGCGCCAGCAGCGCCATAGGGATACGCTGTAACCACCAGACCTTATTGATGCGCTGCCACCACGACAGATCGGGCGCTGCGATGAAGGGTTTGACGGTGAGTGAAAGTGCCATCGTAGGGGCTCCTCTCTGCTAGACTGTGTCACCCAAGCCGAGCTCCTGCTTGGCTTGCCGAACCATTGCGAGATTGTCGTTACGGGTGCCACCAAGCACCTCGTTGATCTTGTTGCCGCTCATGCCAGCCCGTACCAGTTCGCGTACCAGTTCGTAGCGCGAGTTGACCGACTTCAACTCCGAACCACCGCGTACCGCGTCCTGATGCGGCGAACCAGCCGAACCGGTTCGGTCGTACTGGGTCGCGAACTGGTTCGAACCACTCAAAACAGCACCCTGCGGCCGAACCAGTTCGAGTGGTTCGAGTAGTTCGAGCGGTTCGCTGGCCAGCGGCATGGCCAGATCGTCGTCAAGGACGAACCACTGGTTCTTCTCAGTCAGCCACGCCACGGCCGGCCGCTCGAGCTTCAGTGCCGCCGCCTTCACGTCGGCCGGGCACTTGTCGGTGCGGCGCGAGTCGACCAAGCCACCCATGTACACAATCCAGTCGAAGCACGTCTTCATATCTGTGTTGCCGGTGATGCCCAGCGCCTCACCCGTGTCGTTGTGGCACGCGACTAGCGCGCACTCGCCGACCTTGCGCCCCTCAGAGATACGATTGAGCATGAGGTTGCCCGCGTCGACCGCGCCATTTTTGCCGTTCAGCTTGTCGGCGATGCTGCGGTACTCGTCGGTTACCACCGATCGGCGCAGGAACTGCCCCTCAACCACCTCGCCACGCGCCAGCTGCTTGAAGCGATCGTCCATGTCGTGCTCAATATGGAGAAGGGCATCGCCGATGGCTTCATAGTCGCGGCCGGCGCCGACTGTGCCGCATGGCCACTTGCCTGGTGCGCCGTGTGGGTCCAGCGCGATCAGTGTCTCCGTGGCACGCGCGGCGATGATCTTGCGCAGCAACGTGGTCTTGCCCGCGCCCTTTTGGCCGACCACCAGAACGTTGTCGCTGCTGGCGATCGTGCTTAGCTTGACTGTCTGCACGGTTGGAGTGTTGAGTTGCCAGACCGGGCTTGACCAGCCAATCGGCTGGTTGGTCATAGGCCGTGGCGCGGGCGCTGCTGCTGGCGCTGTCGGCCGTGGCGCTGGTGTGGCGGGCACTTGCTTGTAGAAGTTCTCATGCGAGATCTTGGGGCCGCGTGGCACGTATCGCTCCCAGCGGTGCTTCGTGCTCAGGCCGAGCACCAAGGCCGCGACGATCAACACCATCTGGACCACTGGGTTGCTGAAAAGGGTGAACAGGTCCATTAGCGGCCTCCCCAGGCGTTCTTGACCGCCTTGACGACGTTCCACAGCTGCTGGACACCTTCGAAAATCGCGTGCTCAGGACCGAAGGTGACGATGGCACTGCCGCACACACCGATCGCGGTTGGCCAGATGCTCCGATCGGCGGTTGGTACGCGAACCCCGCCAAACAGCTTGACCTCGACACCGCCGACCGTCTTCGCGATGCCGTAGCAGGTGCTGCCAAAGTCGAAAATCACCACCAGGATACCGACCGCGCGTGCCATCACGGGCATCTTTGACCAGAGCTTCACGATCGGCAGCTCAATCGCGCTCACGAGCAACGGTATCCAAATCCAATGCTGCCAGGTCGAGATGTCGAATGTGCGGCCGAACAACGCCAGCATGTCGGCGACGAACACGGCCGTGAACCAGGCGCCGCTGAGCCAGATCGCGCTGGCGATTGCGATTTCGGCAACCGCGGCCATGGTGGTCCAGAACAGCAGCTCAAAGTCGAGCTTGCTGGGTAGGTTCTGTGCTGTAACTGCCATCGGGGTTCTCCTCTCGTCTCCGTTAGTTGCCGTGGTAGATTGTGTCGACGTTCGCGCCGCCCGTGCCCCACACGCCAAGCTCGGCGTAGTTCAGGGCCATGTCGGGTTGGTTGCTCTGCAGGCCAGCTACGATGTGCGGGTAGTAGCCGTTGGTCAAGGTCTGGACAGTAGCGGCGAGTCCGCTGTCGCGATCGGGATACGCCTTCACGCCATCGCCGTTGATGGTCATGTACTCACCGTAGCCGGTTTGGGTCGTATTGAGCGGGTTGTGGCGCTCGAATGCGCTGCTGTAGCCGCAGCCAGTGAGGCACGCGTCCTCAGCAATCGACCAGGCAACCACGAACTTGACCGTCTCGGCAGTCGGCGCTGTGTTGCCCAGTCGCGCCAGTAAGTCGACTGCCCATCGCTGGCGCTCATCGCTGCCGATAACCGCTGGTGCTGGTGCTGCTGCCGGGTTGGCGACCGGTGCTGGTGTCGGCTTGCCGAGTGTGATCGTGTAGCCAGCCGCGTGGATGCGATCGGGCATCGCCAGCACCGGGAGTGTGAGCCGGCCGGTGGTCACCAGCGCGCCGACAACCGCTACGCCAGCGACCAAGACACTCACTTTCTGGCGTAGCAGTGTCATCACCGCACCTCGGTGCCCGGCAGTAGGCCGTCGTGAAGGTAGGCGCCGACCGACTTCGCCTCATTGTCTGTGTACGCGTCGTTCTGGCACAGCTCGTAGGTCGTGCCGCTCCGCACGGCGAACACGCACTTGCCATCGGCACTGGCCCACCAGTCCGTACCGGCCGTGAGTGGTGTCGGCGGCGGCGCGTCCGTTGGCAGTGCCGTGGGCCGCATATCCGAACCGGCCGCGTACCGCAGCGGCTTGCTCAGGTCGGGCTTGACCACCACAGCGGCTGGCACAGTCGCTACCGTCACGGCGGCGGTCGGTAGGGTGTTCGCGGCGGCGGGCGCTTGCTCGGCAATTTGGGCGGCGGCAGTCGGTACGGCGGGGGCTTGCTGGTTGGCCGTGATGGCAGCGGCCGTGGGGGCTGGCGCAGCGGGCATTGAGACCGGCACCTTGATCGTGCCGCCGCTCGCGTTCATCACCGCGGCTGGCGTCGTGTCGGGCACGATCGTGATGCCGCCATGGAGCAGCGCGTAGCCTAGCACGCCGATGACGCCCAGCAGAACCACAGTCACCACCATACTGCCGCCCATACGGGGCGGTGCCTGCAGGTAGATCACCTGTGGCTGAACAGCCGACTGGCCAGCGGTGGCCGGCTTCGTAAAGTCATTCGCAGTCAGCATGGGCGGGCTCCTCTCTTGGCAACCCATTCGTTGCGGTCGTAGTCGTAGTCCATGTACTCGCTCCAGGCGAAGAACTCCTGGCGGCGGGCGGTCATCAGCTCGCGTAGCTGGTGGTAGTGGTAGAGTGCGATGAGTCTGCGCATTGGGGTGCCTCATTCGATAAGGTCGATTGGCTTGATGTTCAGGTAGTCGGCGATGCGCTGCAGGTACGGTAGGTGAATGTCGCCAAGTGTGCCGGCGTCGCGCTCGAGCCCTGTGCTGCTGCTGTACCAATAGCGCCTGATCGTGCCGAGCGTGATCTTGGTTTCGCGGCTGAGTTCGGCGATCGTGATGCCGCGCGGTGCCGCAACCGCTTGGATTTTGAGTTTCATCGGTGCTCCTAGTTGTTCATGTGCCGTTGTGTGTATTATATCATTCCTCGGATATCCGTGCAAGTAGATTTTCAACAGTATGCTGTTGTGTGTTACAATCGCCGTATATGGGTGCAGTGCGGAAAAATCCAAAAGAACAGACTAGGTTGCGGTTCCGAGTTCGCGAGCTTGCTGAAGCTCGCGATCTCAACATGGCCGAGCTTGGCCGGAAGGCTGATGTCGGCCTTACCACCCTACAGCGGTTCTGGCGCAATAGCGCGACTGCCTCAAAAGGTGGTCCGCCGCTCGAGTCTGTACACCTCAAGACCCTCGAAGACATTGCCGCCGCACTCGGGGTTCACCCGCGCGAACTCATCGCATTTGAAGACGAGATAAAAAAAGAGACCTGAGCACCATCGATCGGGTGCTCGGTCTCTTGCGTTGGTCTCGGCTGTGCCGTTGTAAAAGTGCCTACGCAGCCTTCTCAGCTTGCGCCGCCAGCGGCGCTAAGTCCACCTCGATTCGCGCCACGATCGCCGCGATTTCGGTGGTAATCACTTGCTGCAGCCGCTCTACCAGCTCCGTATTTGCCGACATGTCGGCAGGTGATTTTTCCATGAGTCGTGCTCCTTGGAGTGCTATGTAGCGGTGGTATGTCAAAAAGCACCCTAAGTGTAGTACGTCCCTGCCGATACGTCAACCCCAATTTAGACATAATCGCGCCACCTCGTGAGACCATCGGCGAACAACGTCACGACATCGGCGGCGGGCTCATGCTCCACCAGCACGAAGCCGGCCGACTGATCGGCGTGCTTGCTGAGGCCAGCCGAGCGGGTGAGGTACGGCGTCAAGTCGGGCCGCATCATGTGGCCGGGTGAGATGCACCAGTACGGCCCGATTTTGCTGGCGCCCAGTGTGTGCGAGTGCGCGCCGATGACGTGCCGCTGGCGTTGCAGTGCCACCTGGTCGAGCCCCTTGGTCGGGTAGCTCGAAAAAAAGCGCGGGTGGCCGACTGACCATCCCGCGCGCCCGGCGTACTCACTATCGATCAGGTAGAAGTCGGCGTCGGTGGCCACAAAGCCCGGTGTGTCGCCGACGAACATCTTCACGAGGTACGTGAAGCTCAGATGCTTGTCGAGCTTCTTGGCCAGTCGGCGGTCGTGATTGCCGGGCAGCAGGTAGATGGTCCTGAACGCGCTTTTGAGGTAGCGCAGCACCTGTCCGGTCACCTCGATCGACTGATTCAGGTCGGTCTGCGGCAGATCGGCGGGGTGAGCCGACAAGCTGTCGAAGTCGCACAGGTCGCCACCGATGATTAGGTCGTCCACCTCGAGCGCCATGCCGACTCGGGCTAGACGCTCAATCCACAGCTCGCTGTGCAATGGCGAGTGAATGTCGCTGCAGTACAGCCACCGCGATAGTCGTAGCGGCGTGGGGGTGGGCGCCAGTGCGATTGCACGTGGCGCCGCTCCAAGCTCGATTTTGCCGTGGTTGGGTGTGATGGTGGTGCTCGTGACCACGGGGTGTCCCTCCCTATCCTAAGTCGTCTTCGTCACTGGACGTATCGATCGGCACATACAGCGCCTTGACCAGTGCCCCATTAACTCGGCACGTGAACGTCGCGCTGCCGTCTTTGCTGTTTCGCTGGACGCGGCCCTGTTCGAGCCACTTCTGGCCGTACATTTGTACCGCCGACTTGCCCACGATCTCGTCAAATGCCTTGGTGTTGGTCGGGACGCGCCATGCGTTTTCGCCGATTTCGTGGCGCTGAGCAATCGTTTGCTGCTGATACACCCGAGACACCCAGCCATTGCGCGTCTCGAGCTCGCCATAGGTCAGCAGCGTCTGCAGCTTCTCCCACGCCATCTCAACCGGGTCTTGCTCCTTGCGCCCTTCGGTCAGCATCGCCAGCGCCTGACTCGGCAGCTCATTCAGTAGCTCGCTCACTTCCGGCATGTCGAAGTTCAGCATGTCGAACATGTAGTTCAGCGTCTGCTGCGCAATCGCCAGCGTCTCTGTCCAGGCACTGATCTTGGACATGCTGTCGTCGTCTTCGATTATTTCCTTGCGCAACTGAGCCACATCGCCCTTGAACTCATCCCAGCGTGGCCAGATGTACTCGGCCACCATCGGGCCGAGCACACCAGCGCCATTGAGGTAGGCATTCTCGAGCATCTGCGCTCGCTTGGCGCCCAGCGCGCTCTCGGGGCCGGCGCCCAGAAACGGGTATTTGCCGTGATCAATCCACAGCACGCGATTGGTGCTACCGGCGTTCTGCCATTCGAGTCGCGCCTCGCCAGCAAGAACCAGCGTGCCGCGCAGCTTCTCTGAGCCGGCCGGTGTGCCGTCACGCCCGCCTTTAGCATAGCTTTCGCTGTTCGCAAAGCCGTAGCCGACTGCCTGCAGCACCTCGGGTTTGCCCTGGTGAGCTTCGTCAAACAGCACCGGCAGACCGTTCAGGTGTACCAGATTCTGATAGTAGCCAGCAGCGGTTGTACGTGCGGTCGCTTGAACCACAAACGGCGCTCCATTTGGCGCCGCCCACGCCCCCAGGCAGAACTTGACGCCGGTCGTTTTGCCGCCGCCGCTTGGGCCGCTCACGTACAGTACCGGATTGCGCATCGGCCTCATTCGCGCGATGATCGGCGACGCTAAGCTGAACGCCAGCATCAGCCACAGCGATGGCACGTTCCAGTGCTCAACCAGAATGCGCCGCAGCATGTCGACATACAGCCGATCGCTGCCGGCTGGGTGAGCTGGGACGTGGCCCGCGTAGGCAATCGGCGGTTTGTCGGCGTCGCGGCACACCGTGCGATCGGGCAACACGATCGAGTCGTCGACTAGGCCCAGCTTGCTCGAGTGGCAGGTATGCGGCAGTGTGTCTACGTTCAAGCCGGTGGTCTCAATCAGATAGGCCGCGACCTCTCTGGCGTTGGTCTCATGTATCGACGCCCCAGCCGCGGCCAGGTACTTGATCACACCTGCCTTGGTCGCGAGCTCAAAGTGTGGCGCGGTGACCTTGTTTGGCCGGACGCCGCGGGCATTGGTGAACGCGACGGTCAAGTGCTGCTCCTTCGTCGCCAGATCTTCTGCAGTGCCGATCGGGGCGATGTTGCCATGGTAGATGTCGCGTCGCACCTCGCCCAAACCACCATCGCTCACCTTGCTCAGCACGCCATTGTCGAGCGAGTAGCCAGCCGGTAAGTCCATGCTCTTACCATCGAACATCGTGATCTTGGTCGGCTGGCGCTTGATTGTCCCGATCCACGGTTGCAAGTAGGCGTCAAGCTCTGCTGGCGTCATGTCCACCGCCAGCAGATCGTCTATGCCGGCTTTGCCGTCGCCCTTGTCGGGCAAGGCGTAGTACTCAATGACAGCGCGCCGCCCATGGAGGATGCCAGCCAGGTCCGACAGCGCCTTCCGAACGCTCGGCTTGGCCACCACGTCGCTGTCGAATGCCAGGCGGACCTTTCGGTTTTCGAGGTTGATCTGGTAGATTTCCGAGTTAATCAGCTTGCCGTCGAACTTCTTGTCCTTCGTAATCCAGCCCCAGACGCCGTTGAGAGCCAGGGGCACTGCCAGGTGCTTGCCCGTGAAGTGCGTGGCGATCGAGTCGCCTTTTTTTGTGCCCTCTGTGATGATGATCGGGATGGTGGGGTCGCGTAGCAGCTCGAAAAAGCGCGGTAGCATGTCGATATTGGTTGGCACACCCGTTGGCCACTCGTACTTGATAGAGCGGTCGCTGCCTTTTGGCTTTCGCGGGTTGTCTGGCCTCAACACCCAAACCGTGTTGGTCTCTTGGCCCAAGCCATAGTTCGGGAACGCGATGCCGGGGAATTTGTGCTGTCCCGACGCAAGTTTGCCCGCTTTGAGGTCTTCCCAGTTTTTGTAGCTGAAGACCGAGGTGTAGCCGCGCTCACCGATGATTTCGTCTGAGATGCCCGATGTCTTGAGATGGTCGTAGTGGCGCTGAATGAGCGACGCCTTGCCGATGATGATGCGCTCCTGCTCATACTCATTGACGTTCGGGTTCTTGGCGACACTGGTGTCGGTGTTTGAGTCGACGACCATGTCGGTGCCACTCGTGTCGACGACCATGTCGTCTGTGGCCGGATTTGAGGTAGTCATGTCCAATGCGCCAGTGTAGGCGCTGGTATCGATGAACATATAGGGATCTCCGTTTTCTTGATTGTAGTGCTGAAAGATTGAAAACGGAGTATTGACAAAGAGTGACATATCTGGCATACTTTGGATTGAGAGCCGAATACACCAGTATTCACACGAGACGACTGTTAGAAGCAGTCGTTTTGTGCTTTCTTGTCTCTACTCCTGTGGCTTGCCCGCCTTCTGGCTAAGCACCTCCTTTAATGCGCTGTCGGCAATCATCCATGGCCGGCCGATCCGCACACCCGGCAGCTTCCCTTGCCGCACCCAGTTGCGGACAGCTACTTTGCTGACCCGCAGCAGTTTGGCAACCTCCTCGGTAGTCCAGTACCGCTCGTGCATTGTTTCCATTTTGTTAAGGTCCTTGTCGTGTCTAGGTTTCGCTAATGTGCTCATTATATCATTCAGCGGATATCCGCGCAAGTGAAAAGCGCGACTTTTCGCTGTGCATATTCAGTCAATTTCATGTGCAGATATGTCATAGTGCAGAGGGTGTAACATCGTTTTACCGCGCTAGGACAGCATATCGTTCTTTGGGCTGCTCTCTGCACCGCTCCTAAAATCGGAATATCCACCTAATTTTCCGCCACTTGGCCAGCCTTGGCCCCGGCAACCAATTTCCTATTTGGCGTACTGATGCGAAAAGTGCTAAGTTCAGCACAATTGTTTTGTTACACCTTTGGCTGGGGTGTAACATTGCCGTAACACGATTTTATGGCTTTGCGATGCTGTAATATCCGTTCATGTTACACGTTACACCCTGAATCGATCGAAAAATATATACGACGAAAAAATATATTTCGATCATCAACCTTTGGCCGGGGGGGGGTAGACGGAAAATATTTTTTGACTCACGCGATCTCTATAGATATGCAGAAAAGGTGTAACAGGTGTAACATTTATAGATATATCTCTTTCTAATCAATAAAAACACTGTTACACCTTCCGTTACACCCTGTTACACCCTTCGTACAGGGTGTAACTTTTTTAGAGGGTGGCAGCTGTCTGTCTCGCCACCTACGCTGCTTTCTGATGCCTCAGACCGCACTCGCGCTTGATCCGTGCTAGGTATCGCTTGACCGTTCTAAGGGTTACAGCTGGCGTGATGTGCTGGGCTTGTAGGGCAGCAAAAATACGCCGCGCACCAAGATGGTGTTCGACGTACAGGTTACGCACAGCCTGATAGACGGCCCGGTGCGTGGTCTCGATCGGCGGACGGCGTCGCGCCACGCGCAGCGGCACGTCCAGAGCCTGCTCACGATCGGCGTGCTTAGCGTCGACTAGATGCACGACCTCGCGCTCATGGTCCGTCAGCCCGGTCACGCCACCGTCGCTCGCCATGAGCCGGGCGGCTGGTAGCAGCGCCTGGTGCCAGTCGGCCTGGTGCCAGTCAACGCCGAACTCCACCTCGTGACGGCGCCAGCAGGCTGGGCAGGTGAAGGTGCGCAGCGCAGAGGCTGCGAACTGGCGGCTACAGTAGAGGCATTCCATACGAGACATTGACGTTCCTGATTGCCGTAGAGCTCAAAACGGGTTACGATGTCGATCAATCAAGGCGTGGAATGTGCTCGTATTGCCCAACAGTCTAACACGCCGGATGCGTCGCGTCAACATGACATATATGGCACTTTGCATCACTGTCATGCCTAGTGACGTTGTGACACATATCTCATTTACACCTCTCCTCAAACGATAAGACTATAGCCTCATCCACGACTTGTGATGTAAAGGGTTTATGTACTTATGGCGGTAGTTAGAGATGCGCTTGAGGCCGCAGTGAACGAGCGCATCAGCGTCCAGCAGCGGGCGCAACAGCCCGCTGAACTGGGCGAGCATGGTGGGGACCGTAAGAGCGATGAGTATCAAGGTGTTGATAACACCTTGATTGAGCGTGGCAGTACGAACGCCACCTACCTCACCGCGCGCATCGCGCGAGACCGGCCCGATATTCTGGAGCGTATGCAAGCTGGTGAGTACACGAGCGTGCGAGCAGCGGCGATCGAGGCGTGGCGGGGGTGTCATCGTAAAAATGACAACCCGTGACAACCTAATGACAAGTTGGTGACAACCAAAAAAGTCTGTTTTTTCGCATACCAAAGCCATAATGACAAGTAGTGACAACCAAACCGGAAATATACGCATTAGAAATTTTTATTTTACCGACGATAGGATGGGAATTCTATATATATATAAATACCCCTTTTGGTTGTCACTACTTGTCATTATGGCTTCGTGAAGCCCAAAAGTCATGTTTTTTAGTCGTCACCAAGTCGTCATTGGGTTGTCACGGGTTGTCATTATGGCTTCGTGAAGCCAAAACTCTCCATACTACCACTCAGGTTGTCACTCGGGTTGTCACTTGACGTAACGGCCCGCTCTCATTCACCAAGTGGGGACAGCTCGGACCCCTTATATATGTAGGGGTTTCCTCTCCCACCTCAAACCGCGGCTGGCCTCGCTGCACTCACCCAGTCCCGCCAGCCGCGGTCGGCCCCCACACGAGCGCGTGGATGCCTCGCCGCCGCCCGGCCACAGCCGCTGGCGCGCTCACACGAACGACATAGCAGAACAACGATGAACTTCTTCGAGAAGCGGCAGCAGATCCAATCTCGGCTCGCAGAGCTGGCACAAGCGCACAACGAAGCGCAAGACATTGTGACCCGCACGCGCGCCGAGTCGGCCTTCCTTCAAGGCCAGCTTGCTCTGCTGGACGAAATCGACCCGCCAAAGAACGACAATGACCGGCAGGCCAACCAAACGAACGCCGACAGTTGAAGAGACCATCATTGAGGCGGTGCGCAAGGGTTTGACGTATCGTCTCGCGGCCATGTCGGCGGGTATTGCGCACGACACCTTGCGCGAGTGGCTGAAGGCCGGCGATGAAGGTGACGAGCGCTTTGTCGCATTTTCCGCAGCGGTACGCAAAGCTGAGGCTGACGGCGCGGCGGCAAACCTTGAGTACATCAACACGGCACAGGACTGGCGTGCGCGGGCGTGGATACTCGAGCACCGGCACCCCGAGGACTTTGGCACCAAGTCCAAAGTCGAGGTTGGCGGCGACCCGAACCACCCACTGCCGCCGATGATCATCAACGTCATCCCGCCCGGCACTCCGAAAGACGACAGCGTCGAGTGACACATCTGTCATGGCTCTGTAACGCCACAGAACGGCCGTAGAGCGACGATAGCCACGGGGGCATCTACGTGTCGGGTGCGGGCCGTGAGGCATGTCTGGGGCACGCATGGACCTGTACAGCCGGGCTGCTGATGGCTCGCTCAACCTGCACCTTCACGCTGGCCAGTGGCAAGCATGGCAGTCGACGAAGCGCATCGTCGCCATCGTGGCTGGCACACAGTCGGGCAAGACCAGTTTCGCGCCGCTGTGGCTGTGGAAAGAGATCCGCGAACGGGGACCAGGCGACTACGGGTTTGTGGCGCCGACGTTCAAGTTGCTCGAGCTCAAGGCGCTGCCTGAGTTCAGGCGATTTTTCGAGGATGTGCTGCAGCTGGGCAGCTACCGAGCAACGCCGGTTCAGCGGTTCGTGTTCTCCGCTGAGGGCGCGTACCGCACGTTTGGCGCGGTGCCCGATCGGCCCACGGCCGTGTACTTCGGATATGCGGCCAACCCAGACTCGCTCGAGTCGGCCACCTACAAAGGTGTGGTGTGCGACGAAGCTGGGCAAGCCGCCTTCAAGCGCGGCAGCTGGGAAGCCATTCAGCGCCGCGTCGCTATCAACCAGGGTCGTGTGCTGGTCTGCACGACGCCGTACCCAGACAACCAGTGGCTGCGCAGCGAGATTGTCGACAAGGCGCCCGGCAGTGCCGAGATTGAGCTGGTCAACTTCGCCAGCTCCATGAACCCGAGCTTTCCACAGGCAGAGATGGAGCGCGCCAAGCGCACGCTGCCCGACTGGAAATTCAGGATGTTCTACCTCGGTCAGGTGTCACGACCGGCCGGCGCAATCTTCGACTGCTTCACGGACACGCACAAAGTGCCGCGGTTCGCTATCCCAAAAGAGTGGCGGCGGTTCGTCGGCGTCGACTTTGGAGGTGTCCATACCGCGGCGGTGTTCTTGGCGCAAGACCCTGGCAACAGCCGCTGCTACCTCTATCGCGAGTATCTGGCGGGCGGCAAGACCAGCAAGCAGCACGCTACCGACTTGCTTGACGGCGAACCAGGTGTACCGACCGCAGTCGGCGGTGCGGCCAGTGAAGGCCAGTGGCGATCGGAGTTTCGCGCAGCGGGCCTGCCGATCAGGGAGCCAGACCAGAAGCTGGTCGAAGTCGGCATCGATCGCCTATACGGCGGCCTCAAGAGCCAGCAGCTGATGGTATTTGAGGATTGCCTGGATACCATCGCCGAAATCGAATATTACAGCCGCAAGCTGGACGATGACGGCAATCCGACCAAAGAGATCAAGGATAAGAGCACGTTTCACCGACTGGACGCGCTGCGCTACATCGGCGGCTGGCTGTTCAGGCCAAACCCGAAGCCGCGCGCCGTGAGCAGCCCCTGGAAATAAGCATGGGAATTGTCGCGAACCATCTCACCGACATGTCCGCGGACGATCGCTACAAGCGGCTGCTCCGCTTTCAGCGCGCCCATCGTGCCTATGAGGGCTACCTACCGAACCCGCTGAAGGTCAAGGTCGGTGAGCCCGATGACAACACGAAGGTCAACTTCAGTCGCGTCATCGTCGACAAGGGCGTCTCGTTCCTGTTCGGCCGTGGTATTGAGTTCGAGATCGCCAAGCCCGGCGATACGCCACCGGATGTTGAGGGTGACGCGCCCGACCAGGTGGAAGACGATGCCGAGCTGTGGCTGAATGCGGCGTGGCGGGCAAACAAGAAGCAGGCGCGGCTACAGGCCATCGCGCTGAATGGCGGAATCTTCGGCCATCCATTCGTCAAGATCGTGCCAGCGATGCCGTATCCGCGGATCGTGGTGCTCGATCCATCGACCGTCGACGTTGATTGGGACGTCGAAGATCTCGAGAAAGTCATCCGCTTCACCATCACGTATGCGGCGCGTGACCCATACACGCGCAAGATGGTCAACGTTCGCCAGATTGTCGAGCGAGTGAGTGCCGCTAACGCACCAGATAGCTGGACAGTCACCGATCAGCGCAACGACCCTGATGGCAGTGAGGACGACTGGACCACAACCGCCACAACCAAGTGGCCGTACGCATGGCCACCGATTGTGCATTGCCAGAACCTCCCGGCGCCGAACGAGTTTTGGGGCATCAGCGACCTCGAAGACGACGTGCTGTCGATCAACCACACCGCCAACTTTGTGCTGAGCAACCTGTCCAAGATCATCCGGTATCACGCTCACCCAAAGACGTGGGGCACGGGCTTTGACCCCGCCGATGTGTATCTTGGGGTGAACGACATCGTGGCACTGCCCGATGGCTCAACACTGCAGAACCTTGAAGCTCAGGGCGACATCAATGCCAGTCTCGACTTCTACAACAAGCTCCGTGAAGCCATCCACGAACTAACCCGCATCCCCGAAGTGGCAACCGGCAAGGTCGACAACGTCGGCCAGCTCTCGGGGGTGGCGCTTGAGATCCTGTACCAGCCGTTGTTGGAAAAGACCGAGACGAAGCGCCAGCTGTACGGCGACATGCTGGTGGAGTTGAACGCGCACCTGCTTGAGCTTGGGGGCTTTGGGCCGGATATCGAGACGGAGATTCACTGGCCGGAAGTGCTGCCGAGCGACCCGCTGGTGGAGCGGCAGGCATTGCAGCTCGACAAGGGCTTCGGCGTCTCTGACGACACGATCCTTGAGAAGCTGGGGTACGACCCTGACCTAGAGCGCCAGAAGAAGGCGCTTGAGCCGGCACCACCGCCACCGCCGATTGCACCAGTGAGCCAAAACCCAGCAGACCAGGTGTCCGCTGGACAGGAATAAACCTAGTGGAGGACGTGACTGTAATGACAACCGAAGATGTTCAGGGCCAGGCGCCCGCCGACCAGACCCAGGTGGTCGAGTCGGACATAACGACTGAGGATGCTGGTACGGAAACCAAGAGCTTTGATGCCGAGTACGTGGCCAAGCTCCGACGCGAGAATGCCACCTATCGGAAGCGCGCACAGGAGCTTGAGCAAGCCCAGAAGCAGACCGAACTCGCCAAGCTGAGCGATTTGGAGCGGCTGACCAAAGAGAACGCCGACCTCAAGCAGGCTCACGAGGTGTTGCTGGCAAGCCAGCGCAAGTTCGAAGTCGGCCGGATGGTTGATGCGGCAGCGGGCAAGGTCGGGCTAGATGCCGAGCTTGTTACGGCGCTGCTCAAGACCGATGAGCTTGACGTGAGTGATGCGGACGCGCCCAAGCTGATTGAGAAGCAGATGCGCGCCCTGCTCAACAAGTTCCCGTATCTCGCCAAAGCCCCGGCGATCAGTGCCACCAATGGCGGCACGTCGGATGGCAAACCGCCCGTCACGTTCACGCGCAGCCAGCTGCGCGACCCGGTCTTTTTCCAGAAGCATAAGGCCGACATCCTGAAGGCTCAGGCGGAAGGCCGTATCGTCGACGAATAGTCGGCGCACCACAACATCGTAGGAGTACGTTCCCATGGCGAACATTACCGCAACCACCGCAGCCAACTTCATTCCCGAGATCTGGGCCAACAGTGCCCTCGAGGTGCTGCGCGCGAACATCGTGATGGCCAAGCTCGTCGCGAAGGATACCGACGTCGCGAGCTTTCAGACTGGCGACATTCTGCACATCCCGTACCCCGGCACGTTCACCGCCAACGACAAGGCCGCGGACAGCACCGTGACCCTGCAGACGCCGTCTGGCGGCAGCGAGGTTCAGGTGACGCTGAACAAGCACAAGGAAGTCAGCTTCATCATCGAGGATGTGGCCCGCGCGCAGGCCAACCAGGACATCATGAATCGCTACCTGCAGGCGTCGGTTCCGGCCATCGCTGAGGCGATCGAGACCGACCTGCTGGCGCTGTACGCCAACGTCACCGCGTCGGTCGGCACGACCGGCACCGACATTGCGCTGTCGACCGTGCGCAGCGCCCGCAAGACCCTGAACGACAACAAGGCGCCGCAGAGCAACCGCAACCTGGTCGTGTCCAGCAAGGACGAGATCGCGCTGCTGGGCGATTCGAACGCTCAGACCTACTTCGCCTACTCACAGAGTCAGGCAGTGAAGGAGGGCAGCATCGGGCGGCTGTACGGTTTCGACGTCTACATGAGCCAGCTGGTGCCGGTCGTGACTGGCACGCCCGACAGCACGAAGAACCTGGCTTTCAACAACGACGCGTTCATTCTGGCGATGCGCGGCCTGCCTGAGCCCCCGGCCGGCAGCGGTGCGTCGGGCACCACGCTGCGCGACCCGCAGAGTGGCCTGGTCATTCGCGTGCTGTACGCCTACAACCCGAGCTACCTCGGTGTGCAGGTGACCCTGGACGTTCTCTACGGCGTCAAGGTGCTGCGCGACGCCAAGGCGACCAAGGTGCTGTCGTAGCAATCCAGCCGGGCTAGGCATTGGTTTCGGCCGGCGCCTAGCCCGGCACAGGAAGTCGATTGTGGCAACCACCGTCTACCCAACCACGGCCATCGTCACGCCATCGCGCGGACTGCTGCACAGTCGCACGGTTGAGAGCGTGATGGCGATCGTCGCCGAGCTTGGCGGCTCATTCTGCGGCTGGCACCTTACGCACGATAAGCCAGCGCCAGAAGCGCAGAACATCGCGTTCGAAGCCGCCTATGCGACCGGTGCCGACTACATCCTATCGATCGAAGAAGACAATCTGCTGCCGCCCGGTGCGCTGGACGCCCTGTTCGCGGTCATCGCCGCTGGCCATGACATCGCGTTCTTGGATTACCCAGTCGGCTGGCCAACCACCTATCACTGTGTCTATGTTGATGACGCGGGTACGGCAATGTGGTGCGGGCTGGGTTCAACGCTCATCAGCCGCAAGGTGTTCGACGCCAACGCCCGGCCGTGGTTCCACACGGAAAACCAGGTGGAGTACGTTCGGTTCGGCGGTTCCGAGATGCGGCGCAAGGTGGTCACCGATAAGCCGTACACGTACGGCGGGTTCGACCTTCACTTCATGAATGACGCCAGGACCAACGGCTTCACGATCGGCGTGGTGCCCAGCATGACCGGCACCCACGCCTGGCTAGCCAATTGGGGCACCAAAGACACCAACGCAGGTGGCCCGCACACGGTCATCGTTCGCGAGACGTTCGATCGCTGGCCTGGCAGAGGATAACAATGCACACTGAAGCCTACGCCTACATCCAACAGCAAGCTGAGCGCTTTTCGCCGGCCGGCCTGCGCGTACTCGAGCTCGGCAGCCACTACGTCAACGGCAGTGTTCGGCCGCTGTTTGCGAGTGCGGCCGTGTACGCTGGCCTTGACCGCTGGCCGGGTGAGGGTGTCGACATAACTGCTGACTGTGCCGAGTTCGACGGCGGCAAGCTGTGGGATATGGTGGTCACCACCGAATCGCTCGAGCACACGTTCACCCCGCAAGACGTCATCGATTGTGCCAAGCGCGCACTGCGCAAGGGCGGTCGTATCTTCATCACCGCCGCCGCACCACCTCGTGTGCCGCACCGCTGCGATGGGCACAGCGACGATCTGCGCGGTGAGCAGTACCAGAACGTGACGCCCGACATGATGCGCGAGCTGCTGAAGGGCTGGCGTCAGGTAGAGATTGAGTATCACGACGAGCGTGGCGACATCTACGCCACCGCTGTGTGGGGCAAGTGATGGCGACCGAGCGCACCTACTTCAACAATGGTCGCTTCTACACAGACCTGAGCGACTGGACAGCGACCAACGCGGTGTACCTCTCCTCAGACGGCGATGAGCATTTCGGCATGGCCAGCATCTCGGTTGGCGGCTCGATTGCGCAGTCGTTCAACGTGCCAGAGGCTCGCCAGTACACACTGCACATCGCCGTCAAGCCGGCCACAACCTTGACTGCTGGGCAGGCGACGGTGGTCATCACGCAGTTGGGCAACGCAGTCACCTCGTTTGACCTGGCCGGTGCAGCTGGTGCGTGGACTGAGCAGACTTTCACGGTGGGCTTGGCGCCCGGTGTCGAGTACACCATCACCATAAACGCGGTGGCCGTGGCAGTTAAGGTCGACGACCTGTGGCTGTACTTCGTGCCGATGACCCGCGCTGCGCTGGCGACGCGCGTTCACACGCGGTTGGGTGCGCTAGCTACTGACCAGGGCTACACCACGACAGCTAGCGGCGCGCTGACTGAGGGCACCTACACGTACGCGGTCGACGCTGGCCTACGGCAAGCACAGGCGATTGACCCGGTGACTGCCCAGCCGGATGTGCGCTACTTCGGCACCAGCATGATCGACACGCTTATCGCGTCGATTGAGCGCGAGATGCTGCAGCAGCTACACCGCGCCTATACCCTGATGGCCGACATCACGGTCGGCCAGCGTACAGAGCGGCTATCGCAGATCGCGACGGCACTCACGAAGCTCCTCGAGACCACGGTCACGAACAGCCGGCAGGTGCGGCAGGGGCGTCTCAAGCGCGACGATATGTGGCCGTACGAGGTGTACGACAACGGCTCGATCGGCAAGTACCCACTCATTCAGGTGAAGGACGACGATGGGCTCTAGCAGCTTTGCGCATATGGCGGTGGTCACCGCATCGACGAAGCGGAACCCGGCCATCAGCGGCGGCAAGCGCGGCACACCAGCAACGCATATCGCCAGTCTGACGTGTACCCCGCTTGACCCAATCGATGCTGAGGTGCGCCAGCGCCTGATGCTCGACAGCCCGAACATCATTCTGGAGACGTTCGTGGAGAACGCCGATGGTACCGTCGACATTGTGGTTGGGGACATCTTAGTGGTCAGCACCACTGAGTACCCGATCAAGGTGTGCGAAGACTGGACATGGCGCGGCACGACGTTTCGGCATCTGCTGGTTGAAAAGGTGAAGCCGTGAGCGACGTGAAGGGGCTGAGCGAGGTGTTCGCCGCGATTGAGCGCCTACAGCGGGCTGTAGGCAACGGTGGCGCAGTAGACCAGGGCGCGCGTGAGGCGGCAGAAGAGGGTGCTACGTATGCTGCCGCCATCGTGCCACGCCGCAGCGGCACGCTTGCCCGCGCGCAGACGGTCTTTGAGGCGGCTGGCGCAGTGACGATCGGGATTGACCCGGCTGCGACCAGCCCGACAGGCGCCCGACCGTACGTGTATGGCCCGATCGTGGCCCGGCGGGGTGTCGATTTTTACGCGCAGGTTACCAACCAGCGCGGCACATCGATCGAGCAACGCGTCTTCGACGCTCTTGTGAACAGTATCGAGAACTAAATGAGCTACAGCCGCCAAACCGTTCGTGATGCCCTGGCTAGCCTGTTGAACACGGCTCTGGTCGGCACCGGCAAGCCCGCGCAAGCCTTCTACGGCTACCCGGTGGCCGATTTTCAGGGCCAGTCTCCCGTGGTGGTGCTGATGAGCATGGGCAGCGAGCGCACGATGGAATCCATGTCAACGCGCCGCAAGTCGTTGTTCCATATCACCGTCACCACCTTCACCCTCTACAGCGACGGCACGAGCTGGACTGAGAGCGATGCCGAAGACAAGCTCGACGCTGTCGAGGCGGTGGTTGATGAAACCATCGCCGCAAACCTGGTCACGACGGACTGGGCCGACATCGGCTATGACGGTCGCTCTGAGGCTGGTAATGCGACGATCGGCGGTGAGCAGTACCGCTTTGAAACCATCCCACTCGAGATAACGGTCTATCACGACTAAGGAGTTCAGGCTATGGCACAGGGACGTTTTGGGCTGGGCAAGCTCCAGCTTGGCAGGGAGACCACACCAGGTACATCGGTCGCGGCCACGTCCGTTTGGCGGGGCGCGGGCTCATTCATTGAGGACCAGCGCCTGGTCAAGTACGTTGAGGAGATGGTCGGCATTCTCGGCGGCACGAACCGGAGCTACATCCCCGAGATTATGGCGGGCATCAAGCTGGCCAGCACGGAGCTGACTGCGCAGCAGTTCGTCTACCTGCTGGTCATGAGCGGCTGGTGTAGCGCTACAGGTGTGGCGGATGGTGTCGGCACCGACTTCATCTACACCGGCACTGTTCCGACCACCTCCACGAACAGCATGACCGGCAAGACCTACTCGTTCCGTGGTGGTGACGACCACGAAGCCGAGCTGATGGAGTACGGTTTCTGCTCCGAGTGGAGCCTGAAGGGTGCCGTGCGTGAGGCCAGCATGATGGACGGCGTCATTATGGGGCGCCAGGCCGCGGCAAGCTCGTTTACCGGAAGCCTGACGCTGCCGACCGTTCACGAACTGATGACCAGCGCCGGCAAGCTGTACATCGATGACGTGAGCGGCACGTTCGGCACAACCCAGGTCGCCAGCCAGATCATCGGCTACGAGATCAAGGTCAAGACCGGTCTGAAGCCGCAGTTTACGATGGATGGTCAGCTGTACTTCACGACCATCTTGAGCGCCGACCCCGAGATCACTGGCAAGGTGACATTCCTACACGACGCTGCGGTCGATGGTGCGAGCGGCGAGAAGTCGAAGTGGCGCTCCGAGACGCCGCGGCTGTTGCAGATCAAGCTGGAAGGCGCCGCGGTGACCACGCCCGGTACGACCTACTCCAAAGAGACGGTCATCGCCAACCTGCCGATCAAGTGGGACAAATTCAGCGCTCTGGAGGGCAAGGACGGCGCCACGCTCTGCACGGGCGAGTTTACCTGCAAGTACGACGAGACGGCGGCGACGAGTGGCGAGTTCATTGTCGTGAACGAGCTGTCGGCGCTCGTGTAGTCCACAATTTTCCACAAACTGTACACAGCTAGGAGTGACTGATGATCGATATCAAGATTGACGACGTCCAAATCGGACTTATTGACCCGGCTGAGATCACCATCGGCGATCAGATCGAGCTTGAGGACGCCAAGGGCGCAAAGAACATCATCACTTGGCTCAAGGCACACGCCGGCATGGATGCCGCGGCCGAGGCCAAACTACTGAAGATGCCGCTGCGCAAAATCAAGTTGCTGGCCGAAGGGGTTGGGAACGCTCTAATGGAGGCGGCAGAGCTCCCAAACTAGAGGAGGAGGAGCGGGTGATTGCCGCCCTGCAGTACGGTGGCAAGAACCCGCCCTCCTGGCTTGAGGTGATCGTACTCGCAGAAACGCTGCACATACCCTTTGAGCTGGCTGAACGAACCACCCTCAAATGGCTTGCCCGCTGGCGCTCCTACCACCGCAATCTACCAGAGCAACCCACAGAGTAGCCAATGTCCAGCAACTACACCATCTCCATCACCATTCAGGGCAAAGATGACGCCTCTGCGATTGCCGACAAGGTGACCAAGAGCATCACCGGCATGGGCGATGCCGCCGACCGATCCTCCAAAGGCGTCGGCGGCTTCTTCCGCGATGCCTTCGCATTCGCCACGGGTGGCATCATCACGAAGGCGATCGGGGCGGTCACCGGTTCGTTTGGCGCGCTAAAAGACGGTATGATTGGCGGCAATGCCGCATTCGAGGACTACAACACCCGCTTCACAACCATGCTGGGCTCGGCGACCGCCGCCAAGCAGCGCATGGCTGAGCTGGCCGACTTTGGTGCCAAGACCCCGTTCGAGCTGCCCCAAGTGGTCGACGCCGACATCGTGCTGCAGGGCTTTGGCCTGCACAGCCTGGAAGCCGCCAAGAAGTTCGGCTATACCGGCGAGCAGATCCGCACGATCGCGGGCGACGTGGCGAGCGGCACGGGGCAGGACTTCAAGGAAATGTCGCTGCTGATCGGCAAGTTCTCATCCGGTGCTACGGGTGAGGCTATCGCGCGTATGCAAGAGCTGGGTATCACCAGCCGCGACGAGCTGACCAAGCTCGGCCTGAGCTTCAGTAAGTCCGGTCAGCTGACCTCTCCGCTGCCGCAGGCCATGAACACCGTGCTGACCCTGATGAAGCGAAAGTACGGCGGGCTCATGGACGCCCAATCCAGCACCTTCAACGGTATGCTGAGCAACCTGCAGGACTGGATCGCCGGCACGCTCCGCACGATCGGCCAGCCGATTTTCGAGGTGCTGAAGGATAAGCTGGCGGTTGTGGTCGAGTTCCTGAGCAAGCCTGAGACGCAGGCTGCAGTCAACGAGTTTGCAGCTGCGCTGGCCAACGGAGTCGGTGTGGCGATGGACTTCATCGCGAACACGGCCATTCCCGCGCTCATGCAGGGCTGGACCAACCTTCAGCCGACGATCGCGACAGTCTCGGCTATCGCCCTCACATTGGCAGGTATCTGGACCACGAACGTCCAGCCGGCCCTCGCGACTGTGGTGGATTTCATCAGCGCCAACCTGCAGCCAATTTTGACTGGCCTAGTCACAGTGCTGCTGACGGTTGTCGTGCCCGCGTTCATCGCGTGGGCCGGCAGCGCGGTGGCGGCAGCGACGGCGACCGTGGTTGCGCTGGCGCCCGTGCTCATTCCGCTGGCTGCGATTGGCGTGGCGGCGGCGGTGCTGCGCGCCGCTTGGGATAACGACTGGGGTGGCATCCGCACGACCTTGACCGACTTTTGGACCACGACCGGCCAGCCGATCTTTGACCAGGTGCGCGAGTGGTTAGAAGTCAACCTCCCAATCGCCATTGCAACCGTCTCGACCTTTTGGAACACCGTGCTGCTGCCTGCCTTGACTGCGGTGTGGTCCTTCATCTCAACGGTGCTCATTCCGATCATTGTTGAGATCGCGACGAACACGTTCACTACCTTCAATGCGGCGACGCAGGGCGTAGCGGACCTCTGGAACAATAGCCTCAAGCCGGCATTCAACGCGGTGTGGAGCTTCCTCAACACCTACATTATCCCGCTGTTCACCGCGATTGCGAACGTGCATCTGGCGCTGTTCCAGGTCGCTGTGGAACTGCTGGTGAAGGTCTGGAACGAGAAGCTGAGCCCGGCACTGAAGGCGGTGTGGAGCTTCCTTGAAGGCTGGCTGGTGCCAAGCATCAACGCGCTGCGGCTGAAGGGCTTGTCGGCGTTGGGTGACCAGACCCAAACGGTTAGCCACCTGTGGAGCAACACGCTGAAGCCGGCCTTAGAAACGGTGAGCAGCTTCATCACGTCCACCGCCGCACCGGTTATGGACACACTGTCCAGCGCGGCACGGGCGGTTAGCAGCGCCATTTCGGGCATCGGCGGGGTGGTTGAGAGCGCGATCGCCTGGCTGAACAAGCTGGCGTCCGCCATCCGCAGCATCCCATCGATGCCGAGCTTTGGTGGCGGGGGTGGCGGCACGCCGGGCTATGCATCGGGCACCACCTTTGCGCCGGGCGGCATGGCCTGGGTTGGGGAGCGCGGACCCGAGCTGGTCAACCTCAATCGTGGCGCACAGGTCTACACAGCTGCGCAGTCGGCACGCATGGCGGGCGGCACGACCAACCACTACCACCTGACTGCGAACTATGGCCATCAGGACGAGCGCAGCTTGCGCGACGACATCCGCTATCTCCAAATGCTCACGGGGTAACGCATGGCAACACTGGACGCAATCGTCGGCGGGACGACCTACAGTCTGAACGACGGCACCTACGTGTACTGGATTGGTGAGGATGGAGTCGGCAACACTCCATCCCGCCGCATCACGGAGCAAGGTCCGCTGCAGCATGGCGATACCGACGTGGACGTGCGCCTTGACCCGCGCGTGTTTCGTGAGTCATTCCAGATCATTCCGGCATCACTCAGCGCGCACTACGACGCCCGCAAGGCTCTGCTGCGCTTTCTGCGGCCTTCAGCGACCAAGATGCAGTTGAAGTGGACGCTCGACAACGGCGACGTGCGGCAGATCGACTGTGTGGTCATAGATGGACCCAACTTCGCCTCAACCGAGCGCGAGGGCTTCGCACAGAAGCTGGTGGTGCAATTCCGTGCGGCCGACCCGACGTTTTATGACCCGACACAGATTGCCACTACCTTCGGAGTCGGGGCCGGCGCGGGCGCGTTCTCGTATCCACTCAGTTTTCCAGTTTCGTTTGGCGGTTCGACGGTCAATCAGACCCGCACGATCACCTACGACGGCACGTGGCGCGAGTATCCAGTCATCGTGATCGCCGGGCCAATCACCAACCCTATCATCTCCAACCTCACGACCGGCGACAAGTTGGACTTCACCGGCATCACAATCAGCGCAGGCGATAGCTACACCATCGATTGCCGCTACGGCTACAAGACGGTCACGAACGCCGCTGGAACGAACAAGATTGCCGACCTGACGAACGACAGCGACCTTGCGACCTTCAGCCTCGAAGCCGCGCCCGATGTCGCGGGTGGCAACAACGATATTCAGGTGACCGGCACCAGCGCCAATGCCACAACGCAGGTGTACTTGCGCTACTACAACCGGTACGTCGGAATCTAAGGAGTTTTCACATGGCCGAGAAGTCATTCCCCTGGACGAACAACGCAACCGGCGACGGTACGTCGGGCGGCTACACCGCTTTGGAATGGTCTGAGATTTGGCGCAAGGCATTCCTGGGCGGTGGCGAGGCCAGCCAGGGCGTCTGCAAGGGCGTCGATAACGAGCTTGCGGTCACCGGCACCGCGTCACCACTAGCAGTGAACACAGGGGCGGCGTTTGTGTACGGCAAGTTCTATCAGAACACGGCGAGTGTAAACCTCACCGTGAGCACACCGGTTGTCGGTACCACAGGCGGGCACGTCATCCTGCGCCTCGACTGGACGGCCCAGACCGTGCGCCTGGTTGCGGTGCGGAACACGGATGGCGTCAACAGCACGCCAAGCCTGACTCAAAGCACATCGACTCAGTGGGAGATCCGGCTGGCAACCTTCACGATTACCACAGGTGGTGTGATTACCGTCACCGACGCCCGCGCCTATGTCCATATGGCTCAGCGTGTGGCGACGGCGAACATTGACGATGGCGCGGTAACTACCACCAAGATTGCCGACTCCAATGTCACGACTATCAAGCTGGCTGATGCGAACGTGACCACGGCAAAAATCGCCGACGCGAACGTAACGACCGGCAAGCTCGCCGATGCCAGCGTCACGAACGTTAAGATCGGCACCGATGCGGTGGATGACACCCAGGTCGGCAACCGCGTGCCGCAGTTTTACCGGCGCCAGGGTGGCAGCGCGACTGACTGGAACACGGCAGGCACGACGACTCAGACTCCTACAGCCGTGCGAATGCAAGCTGGCGTGGTCAACCTGACTTTCTCCAGCAATACCTCGGTCTCGACCACCATCACTTTCCCGGTCGCCTTCAGCGCCAAGCCAATCGTGATTGTCTCGAACCTGACCGACCAGGATCTCAATCCGGATGCCTTCAACATCACCACATCGGGCTGCGACATCTCGATGTACGCGAATGTGGCAATCAGTGGCACCAAGCCGGTCGCCTGGCTTGCGATCGGGCCAGAGTAGGAGCGCCTGAGTGGCACCGCAGTATCGCATCGTCATCAAAACTGCCGCTGGAGTGAAGGTCGCCGACGTGACCGACTTCTTGTCGTTGGGCTACACCAAGCAGGTGGACGCGCCGGGACTGTGCCAGTTCGTGCTCGACGGCAACCATGCGGCGATCAGCTTGCTTGAGCTTGACGGCCAGATCGAGGTATATCGACGCGATGTGGCTCATGGCATCTCCTGGTACATCGATTTCTATGGCCTGTACCGCGGTACAGAGCAGTGGCGTGGCACCGACAAGCTGGAGCGCTTCAAGGCGTTCTGTCCTGGCCAGATGAGCTGGTTGGGGCGGCGTAATGTGCTGTACTACGCCGGCACCGCGAACCGATCTGAGTTCGTGAACGCCAGTGCCGAGACGGTGATGAAGACCCTGGTGACCTATAACGCCACGTCCAGCGCTACCACCGGCAACAGCCGGCTACGCAACGGCGCCATCACCGGAATCAGCGTACAAGCCGACGCTGCGGGCGGAAACACCATCAGCTGGTCCTGCGCCTACAAGAACCTGTTGGAACAGCTGCAGGCTATCGTGAATATCGCGGGCGGCGACTTTGACCTCGTGAAGACTGGTGCGCAAACCTGGGAGTTCCGCTTCTACAGCGGGCAGCTTGGCACCGACCGCTCATCCACGGTCACGTTCGCGCTCGAGTACGGCAACATGGACCAGCCGATGTACCGCTACCTGCGAACAACCGAAAAAACGGTGGCGGTGGTTGGCGGACAGGACCAAGCGGCGAACCGGGCGGTCGTGACACGCACCGGCCCGGCTTACAGCGCCGCAAACGACATCGAACTGTTTGTCGACGGCCGGAATGACGACACGACCGCCAAGCTGAACGCGCGGGGCGATGAAGCACTTGATCGGGCGATGGCGCGCAATCAATTCAACTACAAGGTGCTGCAGACGCCCTCAACCCTGTATGGGCTGCATTACTTTCTGGGCGACCTGGTGAAGGCTACCTACAAGACCGTGAGCGTCACGCAGCAGGTGTACGCCGTCAGTGTGAGTTTCGATAGCTCAGATGCCAAAGAGATAATCGACGTGGAGATGCGCGACCTATGAGTGACCTCTACGACCGAACCATCATTACGCAGCTGAACGAGCTGAAGCAGCGGGTAGCCGACCTGTCGGCGCTGGACACCATCAAGATCGACCGCACAACCGGCTTGCCGTACTTCACGGCGCTCACTGCCGGCTCAGTGTTATTCGCGGGCACCAGCGGGCTGTTGGCGCAGGACAACGCGAACCTGTTTTGGGATGACACGAACAACCGGCTTGGCATCGGGACGACCGTTCCTGCGTTCGATCTTGAGGTCAAGAAGGCACAGCCGACCATCGCTGTCAATTGGACGAACACAGCCAACTACGGATATGTCGGGTTTGCCGAAACTGGCGCACTCAAAAGCTTTGTTCAGCATATCGGCTCGACCTTTGCCATCACTGCGCGCCGAAACTGGCTAGAGGTGTTCAACACGTCAGCCAGCGGAGGATTCTCGATCTGGACGAACTCAACGCAGCGCGTGTGGGTTGACTCAAGCGGCAATGTCGGGATCGGTACCGCCCCGTCCTATCCACTCCATGTCATTGGAAACGGCGTTTTCTCCGGTGACATCTACTGGGGCACAGGAAGCAACTGGTTGTCGGCCTATCTCAACCAGGCGGTGCTTACCAGCAGTTCGCCCACGTTCCAAGAACACTACGCCAATGGGTGGTTTCGCTCCAACACAAGCGGGGCTGGGTGGTATCACCAAGTACATGGTGGCGGCATCTATATGGATGACGGCACTATGGTTAAGTGCTACAACAGCGTCGGCTTTGCCGCATTGGGGAACAGTGGCTTTGGTCTGCTTACCCAGCCATCAACCGCAAGGCTGGTCGCCCGAGGGGCGAATACGAGCAGCAGCAACCAAGCCTTATTGGTGCAGAATTCCACGCCATCAAACCTGATGTTGATACGCAACGATGGTGGTGCCGGCTCCACACAGGTGATTGTAGCTTGGACGGTGACTTCGGATAAGGCTGTCAAGAAGAACGTCAAAAATGAAGCCAAGGGTCTAGCCGAACTACTCCAAATTCAACCGCGCATCTACGATCGAACTGACGTTGAGAAGACCAACGAGCACGGCTTTGTCGCTCAGGAGTTGCAACCCATCTTCCCTGAATTAGTCAACACCGTAGAAGGCGGCATGCTTGGCATCGCGTACACCGAACTCATTCCGGTGCTGGTGAAGGCAATTCAAGAGCTTGCTGCGGAGGTGGCGATAATTAAGAATGCACCTGTGAAATAGTCGCTGGAGTATCTATGGCCGACATGCAGCAATCCGATCACGACCTGTTGATCACGCTCGCCACGAGGCTTGAAGCGCACAGCCTACGCGAGAGCGAGGTGTCGCGCGCCACGCTGGCCGAGGTGTCCAAAATGAGCGCCAAGCTGGACCAGATGCGTGACGTGTCGCTTGAGCAATCGCGCGATATCCGCGATCTGAAGTCGCGCCTAGCCGACGCCGATCTGCGCATCGCCACGCTCGAGCAGCAAGTGGACACGTTGCAGGATGCCGCTGAGCAGGCCGAGCGCGTCCAACGTGCTCTTGCAGCTGAGAGTGATAAGCGCGCCAAGCGCTACGCCTGGCTGGCTGTGGTGGCGTCGCCCGTTGTCGGCATCGTTGTGCCGCTGCTGCTGAAGTGGCTAGCCGGGCTGATTGTGGGGGCGTGAGAGAGTGCCAATGAGCCTCATGCCAGCGGCCAGCCGGGAATGATCTCATCAATCTCGCCCATGATACGCCGTGTCTCACGAAGCGAGATGATCACCCGCAAGTAGTGCTGAATATCTTCGAAGCTCAGTGTGCGACCTCTCCGATCCTTCAGCCACTTCTCGAGCGGCTGATACCCGCCAATCTGCATGTCCCAGGTCTCGGGCTCGACACCTTCGAAGTATTGGTCGTTGTTAATGACCACGCGCCCCTTGTCTAGCCCGTGTGGCGCGATATATACGACCTTGTCGACAACGCTACTCCCTGGCTTTGGGAACGTCACGCCCTGCTTGCCGGGGGTCGCCAGGACAGCGGCACCGCCATTGCCGCCGACACCACCTTGACCGGGAAGTCTGAGCAGGTGAAGGTCGACCAGTTCGGCACCCTTGCTGGCCAGCGCGGTGAACAGCGCTACGTCGCTGGTGATAGGCAAGCGCGGGAAGTCAATTTTCAAAAACTCAGCATAGCGCGTGCGATATGTGGGGCTGTGGAACACCGCGTACGTGTAGTGGAAGATATCTTCGGGGCCGACTGTCGTGATGAGATCGCCACGGCCGTCAGAGACGAAGTGAAGGCTGAGGCGCTGTTCTACGGTGGAAATGAACATTGAGCCAAGATTGGGATGACGTCCACCTTGACCCGCGCCTAATCCATCCTCAAACATCGATACTTGTTTGCTCCGTTTCGTGGGTTCTGTGGCTGGATATAGGTAGAGAGGAAATACTGACGCGATGTCGAAAATCGATACTGCGTCTTTGTTGATCAGACCTTGACCAACAAAGAAGGTTCCACTTTCATCTCTTCGTGTCTGGCGTAATGTGATTAACGCGATATTGGGTCCTGCAAGTAGATGCTGCATCGTGGGGTATCCCGGAGTACCTATGAACCCGCGAGTTCGACCACTATACCACGTCACTCGCTGATCAAAGTGCCGATAGAGAATTGGCGCGAAAAGTTCGCTGCCTTGGTTCAAACGTACATCTTGTTGAGCGCCTGTTATTGTCCAGTCCCGGCTATCTTCATATAATCCATATTTTTCCCGCAATGCACTATCGTTGAGTTGTCTGAAATCGGAAACATGTTCTGCTATTTCCTCTCTGTTCCAACAAATACTCAATCGATCTCGCTCAGTTTTGATGCCAGCTCCAGAGTTGAGGAAAATGCTTTTGACACTCTCGCCAACGCAGTATTCTTCTATGTTATTGAATGCTTTTGGCGCAAAGAAGTAGAATGATCCTAGGCAAGATGTTTTATCGACATCTTTGAGTAATTGCCAATCCGTTGTGCCGATATTGTTTTGGCCTAACCACTCATACTTCAATTCTCGCTTTCCCGATAATTCAGCGTGATGAATTTTTGCTGGTCCACTTTTCCCAGGCCGCTTCACGTATAGTGCAATACTTACGCCTTGTTGTATATCAAATACGTTCTCATCAGGAAGCCCATCGGGGGTACGGTCCTGTTTCTTGCTACTTCCGCGCAGATCTAGAACATATATGTCGGAAAAAGTTTGCAACAGTGAGCGACGCATCTGTCTATGAGTTATGCCCTCGATATAGCTGTTATTCGTAATCAGAGCTAGAATTCCACCACCGCTTTTCTCAATCCGCCACTGTCCAAACCGTATAAATTTGATGTAGTCATCATCTAGATTGAGCTTTTTTTCTCCAAGGTCTTTCTTAGAGCCTATCCGGAAACTGGTATTCGGATGTGGTATAGTTTCCGCTTCAATGGAAAATGAAGGCAGCGGAGAAGCGGAGATAAATGTCCGATGGGATACCCAACCGATGTCACAGACCAGGA